TTAATGAGCAAAGGACTTGGCTCAAATTATATAACCGAAAATACATTAAAATGGCACAAAGCAAACGCAGAAGAACGCGTATACATACCTTTGTTAGATGGAAAAAAAGCCCCAATGGCGAGATATTACAAGCTGAGGATATACGACGAATTCGAGAAGGAACGAATTTCTTATTACTTCCAGAAGAAAGCATCCGAAGCAAAAGATTTATTAGTAGAGGAACATGGCAACAATTTACAATTTTTTAATGAAGAAAAAATTTACGATTCAATACGTAAATTAAATAAACAACAACATTTAAAAATTTAATTATGATTAAAACTTATCTAAATCGCGAATTTCATAATCGAAATTACGAAGTTAACAACGAACCTAGTGAAACAGTACCAGATCAAAGTATGTCTATTCGCACAATTCTTGAACGTTATTCAAGAGGATTGCCAATTTCTGGTGAAAGAACACCAATTTGGCAACAAGGTGACGATTATAATGATTTACCAGACCCAAAAACACTTGACTTATCAGAAAGGCAAGAATATGCTGAATTATATCAGCAAGAGTTAAAAGATTTGAAAAAATCTTGGAAATCTGAAAAAAAACAACCAGATTTACAAAAATTATCGGATATTAGCTCCGAAGAACAAAACGGCGTTTTGAGTGAGTTGGATTAATCCAACTCGCGCAAAGCGCAAGACAAGCGAAGCGCGTCAGCAAAGCACTAATAATACTTGATATATTAGTGCTAGTTGACACCAAGTCAACGAAAACAAAAAAAAGGAGTATAAACCCCCACCCTAAGAAAAAAGCAAAGCGGCTGAAAGCCCCAGGGGAGCAAAAGGGAAGTAGCGTAGCGGATGACCCAATGCGACCAAAGGGCGAAAGCAGCTTGCTTTCTGGGGTTTAGAAAAAAACGACTGAAAGTTTATGGCAACAGAAACGAAAAAAACAGAAAACCAAAAACAAGCAGCAACGCTGGAACGACCGAAATCGGCGCGCAAACCAAAAAACATAACTAATTACAAACAAAGAGGCCAATTTGGCCGACTTTATAAAACCCTTATAACATGCCCATACATATACCAGCAGCCTTAGTAACGGCTGGAAAAGCAATTGCAGGAACATTAAAAGCAGCTAAAGCAGCAAAAACTGCAGCATTAGTAGGAAACGCATTAAATGTAGGTAGTCAGTTATTAACAAATAGACAACAAAAACGTACAAATTTAGAGATGTACGATAGACAAAGGGCAGATGCATTAGCAGATTGGAATAGACAGAACATGTATAACGCACCAGATGCACAAATGAAAAGATTTAAAGATGCTGGATTAAACCCACATCTTATTTATGGTCAAATGACTACTGCACAACCTATAAAAACACCAGAAGCTAAAGCGCCTAATTATGTAGCACCACAGGTAGACCCAGAGGGATTAAATGTATTAGGAAAACAATATGCATTAGAGACTCAACGTTTACAACTTGAGAATATGCAAAAACAAGGAGGTTTAATAGAAGCTCAAACATTAAAAACAAATAGTGAAACTGATTGGAAAAATGTAAATACAAAGTTTGCAAAAGACACATTTGATATAAGAAAATTTACATTAGGAAATAAAGAAACATTATCTGCTGGTGAAGTATATTTACAAGATCAGAAATTTAAACAAATAGAAGCACAAATTAGAAAAACAAATGTTGAAGTACAAAATATATTAGCAAATACACAATTATCTGTTGCGAAGCAATCAGAAATTGCTCAAAAAATAAGTAGTATGAAACAATATATGGAGTTAACTAACGAAAAAATAATTACTCAAAAGCAAGAAAATGAATTTATGAAAAAAATTCAAGCTATGGGAGTAGCTGGACAAACAGCAGCAGCATTATTACGAGCATTAGGAAAAAAATAATTATTAACAATAAAAACCCTAAAAATGAGAAGACGTATGTCAAAAAAACGCAGAGGCGGTTACAGAAAAGTAAAACGCACTTATTACATTTCACGCGGTGGAACCCGTTTATAAACAATTAAAAACAAAAAACAAACATGAAAAACTTATTCAACAGTATTAAGTTAACAAAGCCACAAAAAAACAGCTTTGATTTATCCCATGATGTAAAGTTATCAACACAAATGGGCCAATTGACACCAATTCTTACATTAGAATGCGTACCAGGCGACAAGTTTCAACTTGGTTGCGAAAGTTTAGTAAGATTTGCTCCACTTATTGCACCAGTTATGCACAGAATGGATGTAACAATGCATTATTTCTTTGTACCAAATCGTATTTTATGGTCAAATTGGGAAAAGTTTATTACAGATGCAAACAGTGGTGCAGTAATGCCTTATTTACCTTCTGAATATTTTCAACCAAATCAAGTTGGTACTTATCCAACTTCAGCAAAAACAGCTGATTATTTAGGTGTACCGCCACCACCAAATTCTGGAACAATTACTAATATTGGTATGTTACCTTTTGCTGCATATCAATGTATTTATAATGAATATTATAGAGACCAAAATTTACAAGCTCCTATTAACTATAAATTAACTGATGGTAGTCAAGCAACAACTTCTGCACGTATTCGTGAATTAACAGATCTGCGTAACAGAGCATGGGAACATGATTACTTCACATCATCATTACCTTTTGCACAAAAAGGACAAGCAGTTGATATTCCATTAGGAAGTATAGATGGAAATGTAGAAGTATTTTATGATAACGCTTCAGGAACAACATTAAACGGTTCACCAGCATCTATTAACGTACAAGGTCAACCAGCTGCTGATATTACTAACGATAGATTATATGCAAAAACTGATGGCGTTGATATTGAACCTACAACAATTAACGATTTGCGTAGAGCATATCGTTTACAAGAATGGCTTGAGAAGAACGCTCGTGGCGGTACTAGATATATTGAAAGTATATTAAGCCATTTTGGAGTTAGAAGCTCTGATGCAAGATTACAAAGACCAGAATATATTACTGGAGTAAAAACACCAGTAGTTATAAGCGAGGTCTTAAATACTACTGGCGAAGATGGTGGTTTACCACAAGGTAATATGGCCGGACATGCATTATCTATTAGTAGTGGAAAAAGTGGTTCATATTATTGTGAAGAGCACGGATATATTATTGGCATAATGAGTGTAATGCCTAAAACTGCTTATCAACAAGGTATACCACGTACATTTTTAAAAAATGACAAATTAGATTACTATTTCCCATCATTTGCTAATATTGGTGAACAAGCAGTAGAAAAGCAAGAATTATATGCTTATACTTCATCAAAGAATGATACATTTGGATATGTTCCAAGATATGCAGAATATAAGTATATGCCTTCCCGTGTAGCTGGTGAGTTTAGAACAACATTAGATTATTGGCATTTAGGGCGCATTTTTGCAACCGAGCCTAATCTTAATAGTACATTTATAGAATGTAAACCAGCAGACACAACACGTATATTTGCAGTAGAAGATGGAACTGATCCATTATATTGTCATGTATTTAATAAAATTCAGGCAGTTAGACCAATGCCTAAATTCGGAACACCTACTATCTAGTGTCTACACAATGTTTAAACCCGTTCCAGTTAAAAGAGGAAAACGGAGGTTATTATGTACCCTGTTCTAAGTGTTTAAATTGTAAAAGGCGTAGAGCTAGTACTTGGTCAGTACGATTAGTTAAAGAAGGAGAGCGGAGTATATCCGCTCACTTCTTAACTTTAACTTATGACACAGAACACGTACCTAAAACCGATAAGGGTTATATGACGTTAAAAAAGACAGATATACAAAACTTCTTTAAAAGATTAAGAAAATGTCATGGAAAAAAACACAAATCTATAAAGTATTACGCCGTTGGAGAGTATGGAGGTCAGACATTAAGACCACATTACCATATAGTTATATTCAACGCTGATATTAATTATTTCGAACGTGCTTGGGCATTAGATAACAAAAAAATTGGCGAAATACATGTAGGAACTATAACCGATGCATCAATCGGTTATACTTTAAAATACATTTCAAAAGCTGCCAAAATACCTATGCACCAGAACGATGATAGAAGCAAAGAATTTGCCTTAATGAGCAAAGGACTTGGCTCAAATTATATAACCGAAAATACATTAAAATGGCACAAAGCAAACGCAGAAGAACGCGTATACATACCTTTGTTAGATGGAAAAAAAGCCCCAATGGCGA